GCCCCGCCCGTATAGTCCCACAGGACAAGCTGAGAGCGCGGTGTCCCGTCCGTCTCTACAAGGATCTTCGTCGCCTCGCCACTTGAGTTGAACCCCTTTAGCCGCATTTGGCCGAAGAGTTCGGATATAAGGAGGGGAAGGTTATTCTTGGGCTGCCCCGGATCACGCTTAGGAAGGCTCATTAAGGCACCTCCCCGTAATCCTGGTAGTAGGCCGAGTATTCAATTATCTCCAACTTCTGCCTCTCACTTGAGTCCGTAGTACGTATACGCACCATGTGCCGTCTGCCCGAGGTGGGAGTTGGGATCTGGAAGTCTGCATTTCTAATCTTCCCGCTATTCGTCCCGGATAGAGTAGCATTGATAGTGTTGGTGAAAGTGGCCCCGCCGTCCAAGGACTCATCAATCGTTATATCCGTCCCGCCCCGGTCCACATACGTTATGAAGACACGCTTGAGTCCGGTAAGCCGCGTGTTCCCATCGTCCGAGAACTCCACGTCTCCAGTCCGCACATCTACATCTATAGGCGTTTCCCTGTCCCAATACCCCTCCCCATCCGTTGCACTGGTGACGAAGTATTCCTTAGTTATCTCATTATCATTCCCACCCGGCACGGTAACGTCGGTAAAGCGGTCTGGGTTGAACCAGTACGGCGCACCGAAGGAAGTGGCAAGGATAAGCTCCGTCTCACCATCCTGAATCTCAACCGTCTTACTTGGAACCACATCCCCAGGCGCGACGAGCTTCCACTGCCCCGCACATGTTATAGCGACGGGAAAGGTCCAGCGCGTCCAGTGCCCGCTCTCGATATGGTAGACCCAGCACTGCTCCGGGTATAACTGATCTCCTTCCGGCACGAAGAGAAGATACAAGTTATTCCTTGGTTCAATTTCAGCGAAGGAATGGCGGATAGTCTGCGGGTTTGCACGGGATACTAGATCACTATTAATCTCCCCACCTATAGGAATGGCCTGACTCCCATCATAGGAATAAATGTCAATCCCACCAGGCCCGCGCCCGAGGAAGAGGTGAGTAGCTGACCCCCCACTATCTATAACAGCCTTACAAGTATTCGGCGCTACTATCCCGGTATCAGTGTCAACGATACGGGGGAGGAATGGTGCGGAGTCGTCGCCTGTCCAGGATAAGTTGTAGATACCCTTATCTAGGTAAAGTGCAGTGACGTGGGAGGAGAGGGGAAGGCCCTTGACAATCCTGCCTTGACCCCCGTGGGTGAGGTCAAGATCGCCTGCCGCAGCATCCCCACTCCACGTATCATCCGCAGCAAGTGCCCCCCATGCCACACGTCTCGGGTGCCTTGTCCCCGCATCAATCACGTCCCCCATCATGAGGCGGTTGCCGAAGGTCCATATCGTGTGGCCCAGCATGTCCGTTGTAATCTGGTCGAACGTGTCCGTCGCATCAGGATAGCGGTACAACTTGTCCGCAGCATTGGCAACGTATAGTTTATTACCGAACTCAGTCCAGTCCCAGTCAAGCGGAGAGGCAGTGGGGCCAGCGATACCAGTGCTAACGTCTACAAACCCATCCTCCGTATTCGTCTGCTCGTCGAGCCGCATGAAGCCCGTATGCGTACCCATGATACGGCCCATTGCCAGAGATGGGTCACCACTGCTCAAGCTCCTACCCATGGCTATAACAGCAACGGCGTCCACTTCTGCCCCCGATGTATTACTAGCCCCACGGACTATGATCTCCATCGAGGAGACTTCCACACTTTGCCCGGAAGGTAGGGCCGCCACTTCTATCCCACATTCCAGCCCCGCGTTCACCTCGGCAGGCGTCCACGCAACTCCAGTCTCAGGATTAAGACTTACCTCCCCCGATGACTTTACTGTCCCCCCGAGAAGCTGCTGACCCACGTAGGCCGCGTTCGTAGTCGTATTATTACTGATTGCATTCACTACAACTTCACTACCCAAATCCCGGTCTACCGAATCCGTCCCCTTGTGGTAGAACTGAATGGACGGGTTCGGCCCCACGGTTCGCTTCGCCGTCTTACACCGCACCTCGATAGAGTCTATGGAAGCCCACGTCCCGTCCAGCCCGTCGAAGGTGACAGACATCTTATCACCAAGTGCTGTGGCATTGGTGAAAGTGGATTTATCTATATCAAAGAACGCAATCGGTATCTCCGTACTATCCACCCAGTTACTGAGTGTAGCTTCGGAGAAGTCATTATCCGACCCATAGGTCTGCGGGATCAGTATGTCAATAGCCCATGTAGTGGAAGTGGTCAGAGTCCAGGTGAGCGTTATGCTGTTAACGTCCGTCTTCTTCCACGGGTCACCATTAGGGCGGATGGGTGCGAAGAGGAAGTAGTCCTGCCAGCCTGGTTGTAGAACAGCGTCAGAGTCGAATTGCCCGCTTGACAGGTCTATAGTCCCATAGGTTCCAAATATATCGGTAACGGTTAAAACAGCTCTCTCCCCTGGGACCTTTGCGCGGGCGCGGGTATAAATTATTACACCATCAACAACATCCAGAGTATTAGATGGATTGGCAAAGCCTAAGCGGAAAGCATCTGCATCAGTAGAACTATCTACCTTTGTAGTCCCCTCATCCGGTGGGTTATCATCAAGCGCCTCATGCACCGTAGCCGCGCCTGTAATCGCCCACGTCCCCGCACTAACCGTACTTGTCGGGGCTAGCCTCTCCTGCTTACCGATGGAAGTATCTTCATCCAGGTACTGCTGGGCTTGCATTATAACGGCTGGGATACCTGGGGATATAGTGGTAACGTCCTGGGATCGTGGGCCGACTGGGACCAAGCCTGGCCGGGACTCAATCCTCCCACTAGTAATGACAACGTTCTGGAGAAGAGTCCAAAGGACTTGGTTCGCGGGCCGGGACAGATTCATCCCATCCGCATCCAGAGGTGCGACGCGCTTGACTAGATCCAGAGCTTGGTCAGGCACTACCGGCGACTCCGTGCTGTGCTCGGCCTAATCTGATGCGTACTTGCCCGCATACTCGCATCCTTATCAACCTCGTCCTCAAGCTCCTGATACCTCTTCACTATAGATTGGACTGAATCGGCAAACTCCTGCTTCTTCAGCGTCGCAGCATCCTTCTGGTTGAGTAGGACAAGCATCTTCGACGCTGCAAGAAAGATAACAGGCTCCTCCCACTCCAGACCAAGAGGAAAGGCGTCACTATCACCAGTAAGAACGGTAGGGCGTTCAAAAGTCCGAACAGTGATACTATAATTATCTCCATCGTTGTCATCTGGCACCTTGTTATACAGGACTATCTCATTCCCATAGCGAAACCACTTCTTCGGCTTACCCGTACTCGTCTCGTCCATCTCGTCAAATTCCTGGTACGTCCCCCGAGTAAGCCTCTCCTTATCCGTCGTGTTCTTCACCCCCAGCACCGCCACTATATCTTCTGCCGAGAGGTCGTATGCGCTTGTACCGTCGCTCGTCGTGATGTCGAACGTTCCGTAGAACTCCGGGGGCTTTACCATCAGCATCACTTCCAGAGTTGCGATGTTTATCTTTTCGTCTACGTAGCTGCTCAAATCTTGACGATTTCCGATGTGGAAGAATATTTCCGTCCTCAGCTCCGATAATGTTGCCATCGCCCTTCCTCGGATTAGTGTTCAAAAATTGTACGGCCAAACCTTTTCCGGCGATTAATCTCATCTCGATCCGTTGAGAACTCTCGCCGGGCAACTTCAAGACCGCTGGCCGGTTCGATGATGAGTTGTGAATCTCGGAAAGGAATGCCGCTTCGTTCACTTTCACGCCAACGCTCTCCGTAAAAGCCGCGAGAAAGTGTGTTACTAGCCGCTGGACGACCACGGGAGAATGTAGGCGCACCCACAGTGCTAAAGTCCCCGGCTGTCCCAGCATTTTGTCCATAGTTGTTTGGACCATGTGTGAGAAGGATTTCTGGTCTAGACTGTGTGGGCCGGAATCCGTTATGCCCAAGTCCCACTTTAGTTCCTTCGCGTCCATAGAATAACCGCCTGTTCGCTGCCGTACTTAGGTCGATGTACGTAGTGGTGAAGTATAAGTCGTCCAAGATACCGTTGAAGAGGGCAGAAGCTGTGCCGGTACTGCCCATATAGACCCCAACGTCCCAGGAGTTTGCAGAACTATACGGGACTACTACATCCTGATCCCACACCTCTATAGGAGCCTGGTCCGTCCCGTTGAGGTACATATTCCCCAACTCATTCCCCACATCCCAGGAGGTCATGAGATGATACCAAGTTGAGTCGGTAAGACTGGCGCTATTCTTGGTAAGGGAGAATATTGTAGCAGTGGCAGCGTCCCTACCTATGAGGGCAATACGGTCTAAGGTCCCACTTATGGAGAGGAGAAGGTAGTATCCAGTGGCGCCTACACCTGTACTCCAAGCGGTGAAAAGGGCCTGCGCACCAGAACTTTCAATCGCCCCTGTCTTGAACCAAAGGCTAAGCGCCCCGGTCTTCGAACTGGCCACTTGCACGTTAGGCCCCAGCCAGTAGTCCGTCGTCCCGTCCAGTATTACGCTCATTTAGTACCTAAAGTGGTATATTATTGCCAATTTAGAAATAAAGCATGGGGGCAAGCCGAAGCCTACCCCCTACAAACTTTACGTCTCCAAATAGTTGTTACCAGCGAACTCAAAACCGGTATCACCGATAACCCCGGTTACTGTATCCGTTCCGCCAGTAATACTATCTATCGCAGTTGAAACAGAACCATAGAAGTTATTACCAACAATAAACCCAGTCCCCTCAGCAGCCATACCATCGAAGTCAATATTGGCCGTACCTAGGGTATAGAATGTATTGTCTTTAAACAGTAAATTCTGCGGCGTTCCGTCTTTGAACCTAATACCAATTGTGCAGTTAGAAAAGACATTATCTTCAATAACATCATGAACTGGCATATTGGAACTAGACCCGGCAAATACAATACCATTAGGCAATGTACTAGCTGCACCACCGAAAGAGTTACGAGATACAAACATGTGGTTTGCGCCATTGATGTAAAGTCCACTATTATTCGTACCCCACGCAGGGAACTCACAATTGACGACATACGAAAATCCAGGCTCACCACTGTCATGGTCGTACAACAACGCAGCACCTGTCTTATTAAAAGTAGTAGATGCGCTAGCAAAACTCAAGCCATTAAAACTAACCCGCTTTTTGTACACATTTACTAATGCTGCATCAGTAAGAGCGGAGCCCCACATAAGGTAATACTCAGCGCCTGCACCCCGCCCAGCAGGAGGACTCGCAGCACTAGTAGCAGCTACAA